TCAATGGAGAAGAGACGTGGATAAAATCACTTTATCAGTAGAGTTAGTAAACGCAATTTTAGGTTACTTGGGTAAGCAACCCTTTGTTGAAGTGCAGGGTTTTATTGCCGCAGTTCAGCAAGAAGCAAATGGGCAGTTTCCTGAGCCAGTAGAGGCTCCTGCTGCTCCTGATACCGCACCTAGTTCTACCAACTAAGAGGCTATTATGAGTATACTTCAAGAGATTCAAGATCACTTGGCGGAATTCCAAAGCGAAGTCAAAGAAGAAATCCAGGCTTTTGTGGATTACTTGTCTGAAAAATTAGGATTGATCGGAGATGATTCTGATGATCAAGATGATTCTAGCGATTCTGATGATACTGTTGATGTAACAACAATGAGCACAGATGATGTTGCAGCATTGCCTACAGATACTGTTGCTACATTATCTACAGATCAAGTAGCTGCATTAACTTCTGATCAAGTAGCTGCAATGACCACAAGTCAGCTTTTGGTTATGACTACTGATCAGGCTGCTGCTTTGACAACAGATCAAACCGTTGCATTGACAACAGACCAAGTTGCCGCATTACAAGCAACGCCTCCTGTTGATACAACGCAAATCGCTGCTGTAGACACTACACAAGTTGCATCTTTGGATACAACACAAGTAGCTGCTTTAACTACAACGCAAGTATAAATTATGGCTAAGTCAAAAAAGTGGATTCAAGAAGCTATTGAACCTGCTCACCGTGGGATGTTGAGGGAAGAGTTGGGAGTTCCTGAGGGGAAGAAGATTCCTCTCAAGAAGCTTAACAAAGCCGCTAAGGCTCCAGGCAAGACAGGCCAACGTGCCCGTCTAGCTAAGACCTTGCGTGGTTTCGACTAAAACATCCTACGGAATGACTAAAAATGGAATTTCAGAGCCTGATTGACATAGCATTTGCAGTATTTGGTTCGTTAGCCGGTTGGGTTCTGAAAACCATGTGGGAAGCGATCAGAGACCTTAAGAATGATCTTAAAGACCTAGATCACCACATAGGTGAGAAGTATGTAAGAAAGGAAGATTTCAAAGACGCTCTAGCAGACATTAAGTCTACCTTGGAGCGGATTATTGATAAATTAGACGCTAAGGCAGACAAATAATGGACACCTTAGACCTCTTAGTAAAGATTTGGCCAGTATTGCTTGGATTCATCACCTTGGTGATTGTGTTAGCCAAGATGGATGTACGAATTAATGTACTAGAAGAAAAGATCAAGACATTATTTGAGCTATGGAACAAAAAATGAGCGCTAAAGAGATTTATCAGATGGAGTTAGAAGAGCTTCATCAAAAGATAGTAGATCTTACAAAAAGAGCGGATGAAATTCGTAAAGCGCTAAACGAACTAGATGATGAGTCTCTACCATTAGAGACCTTTAACATTCTCCGCAACTGGTACAAGACGATTTAATGTCTGATGATAAGAAAACACACTTCTTCTTTCTGTACGGGTTAGCGTTACTGATAGTAGTAACCTTTCTAGTTACGGCAGGAATGACTTTGTTTGGATTAACCAAGGTTGATTCTGTACTGGCTGGTACTCTGATGGGGTATTTATCAGCCAAGTGTGAGCAGGTTGTTTCTTTTTACTTTGGGTCCTCAGCCGGCAGTCAGCATAAAGACGAGTTACTGCATCAATCTATGCCTATGGGCACAATGCCCACGGGCACTAAAAGTGTACCTGTAAATACTGTGCCCACGGGCACACCCCAACCCATAGATTGCGGAGAATAATATGCAATTAAGCGAACACTTTTCCTACGAGGAAATGACTCATTCTGACGTGGCTGTACGCAATGGATGGGATAACATCCCAACCGAAGGCGAATTAGCGAACCTGACGCGCCTATCGGCGTTTCTGGAGCAGGTCAAGGATATGTTAGGCGGCAAGCCTGTTATGATTAACTCGGCTTATCGCTCTAAGAAGGTAAATGACGCTGTAGGATCCAAGGATACCTCGCAGCATCGTTTAGGATGTGCGGCTGATATCAGAGTACCAGGAATGACCCCTGATGAGGTTGTACAGGCTGTAATCGCCTCTGATCTACAGTTTGACCAAGTGATTAGAGAGTTTAACTCGTGGACGCACATCTCTGTGCCTAACCATGAGGGTGATACGCCCAGACGTCAAGCACTCATAATTGATAAGGGTGGCGTTCGCTACTATTCATAACCAAGAAGGCACTACGGTGCCTTTTTTTATAAGGGTTCATAATGACGCAGCTTGAGACGCAAGAAAAGTTTGTTGAAGCATGGAACCGTCTGGGATCTCCCACCTTAGTAGCGAAAGAGTTGGGAGTGACAGTCAGGCACGTTTATAATTACCGCAATGATCTAAAAATTAAAGGTATTGAGTTAAATACTTTTGCTCCTTTAAGAACTGACAGAAGAGCCCCTATTACTGTTAAAACCCATGAAGGACGCGTAGACCTTGAAGTATTGAATGGGTCTGTCATTGTCTTTTCAGATGCGCATTACTACCCAGATATGATTTCAACGGCTCATTTGGGTCTGTTGAAGATGATTAAGAAATTAAAGCCTGTTGCGATTATTAACAATGGCGATGCGTTTGATGGTGCGGGTATATCGCGTCATCCGCGCATAGGCTGGGACTCTAAGCCTACTGTGATAGATGAGCTAAGAGTTGTAACAGAACGGCTTATGGAGATCTCTGACATCGCTCCAAGGGGATGTAGATTGATCTGGCCTCTAGGTAATCACGACTCGCGCTATGAGACCTTCTTGGCCTCACAAGTGCCCCAGTTTCAGGGCGTAGACGGATTCCACCTTAAGGATCACTTCCCTGAATGGAAGGCTTGCTGGTCGTGTTGGATCAATGACGAAGTTGTGGTGAAGCATCGCTGGAAGGGCGGGGCTCATGCGACTTGGAATAATACAATCAACGCCGGTAAGTCAATTGTGACAGGACATTTACACCAATTAAAAGTAACTCCGTTCTCTGACTATAATGGTCGGCGTTATGGTGTGGACACAGGTACTTTGGCTGATCCTTACGGCCCACAGTTTATTGATTATACTGAAGGAAATCCCGTGAACTGGTGCAGTGGATTTGCGGTATTGACTTTTAAGAATGGCAAGATGTTGTCACCCGAACTCGTTCGCAAGTGGGATGAAAATGTGATAGAGTTTAGGGGCGAACTAATTGAAGTGTAAAGTAAAATGACAACTCCCAGCTGGGTAATGACATACAGCAGTTTGACGGATACCGTTCTTCAATATTTGGAGCGTTCGGATCAGGCTACTATTAACCAAATTCCCACATTCATTACGCTATGTGAGTATGAGGTTGCCCAGCAAATTAAGACGCTAGGTCAGTTACAGGTTGCTGAAGGCCAGATATTAGGCGGGAACAATCTTTTGCAGAAGCCCGCCCGTTGGAGGAAGACAGTTTCTTTCAACGTAACTGTAAACGGCATCAAGCAACCTGTTTTATTGCGTAAATATGAATATATTCTGGAATATGCGCCGGATGCGACAGTAACAGGTTATCCTCAGTTCTATGCTGATTATAACTATGACTGGTGGATCTTAGCTCCTATGCCGGACAAGAATTATAAATTTGAAGTGTTGTATTACGAGCGTATAGCTCCGCTTTCCTCTACCAATCAGACCAACTGGTTGACTACGAATGCGCCTAATGTGATGTTATTTGGGACGCTATTACAGGCGCAGATGTTCTTAAAAGACGATCAGCGTCAGATTTTCCAACAAAAATACGATCAAGCCATGCAAGCGCTGAAAGCCGAGGATGTTACTCGAATTGCGGATCGCCAGGCTGTGGCACTGGATTCCTAATATGACCTCGTATACCTCTCCGTTCACTGGTCAAACAATCAGCCCCTCACAAGTAGGATACGAGAAGCTATCTATTACTGCGGATACTTATTTGCAGTGGCCAGTCAATGGTAATACCAATTCGGTTGTTGCGAATATTGTAGAAGTAACCGCTTCCACAGCCGGATTAAATCTGATTATGCCTCCTGCTACCGAAGTCTCGGTGGGTCAGGCGACTATTATCCGTAACGTAGGATCCAATCCCTTTACTGTTTTGGATAACAGTTTAGGGACAATTATCTCGATTTCATCGGGAATGGCGGAATATATCTATGTCACTGACAATACTACTCTTGCTGGTACCTGGTCTATTGTTACATTTGGTGCTGGTACCTCTTCTGCCAATGCTTCTTCTTTGGCTGGTTATGGATTAACGCCAATCGGCACAACGCTTAACCAAGCCTATAACTATTCTGCTACTTATAGTGCCAGAACGCTGTCAGCGGCTGATAGAGCCTCTTTCATAGTCTGGGATGCGGGTGTAGGTACAGTTACCTTGCCATCATCTGGAGTGGGTAATAACTGGTTTGTGATGATCCGCAACAACGGATCTGGAATCTTAACGATTGCCTGTCAGGGTACAGACTTAATTGATGGATCTGCGTCTATTCAGCTTCAACTTACGCAATCTATCGTAATTGTCTGTTCTGGATCAGGATTTAACTCGTTTGGATCGTCATTACCCTCACAGTTTAACTTCACCATTCTGTCTAAGCTAGTAACAGGCGGGACGGTAACGCTGACAAGCGTGGAAGGTCAGAATGCGATTCAGGAATATTACGGAACGCTGACTTCTAACTGTACGGTTATCTTGCCATCTACGGTACAGCTCTATTCGCTCCAGAATAATACAACTGGTGCGTTTACCCTAACATTCAGAACCTCTGCGATTGGAGGCTCTACAGTCGTTTTGCCGCAGAACCAGACAGTTATAGCCATCTGTGATGGTACAAACGTCTATAACGCGTCTACGGCCTCTTTAAGCACGATTACTAGCCTTACTTTAGGCAATGGATCTGCTGCTAGTCCTTCTCTGAACTTTTCAGGCAGCACTAATACAGGTTTATACCTACCTTCAGCCGGAACGATGTCAATTAGCTCTGGCGGAACAACGTCTGCAAGCTTTTCCTCTACTGGTGTGACATTCCCAGCCGGAGTAGGCGGGGGAACATTTTGACCGACAAGGTTATATCCCTACAAATCAAGCCCGGTATCCAGAGAGATGGAACCACGCTTGATGCTCCATCCTATCGGGATGGCTCGTGGGTGCGATTTCAGCGTGGTCGTCCGCGTAAGATAGGCGGTTATAAGGGTATTTTTCTGAATGGGACAAACATCTCTCGCGGGATGACTATGACCTCTCAGAACGGACTAAACTATGTTGTATCTGGGTATAACAACGGATTAGAGCAATGGCAGACCGATAACGATGATGGCGTAGGTTCTGGTCCGTATCAATATACGCTGTCTGATTTTACTCAAAGTCCTAATAATCTTTGGCAATTTGATATTGGTTATGACACGAACGGAACTACTCAAACCATCGTTGCTCACCCTGGGCAAAATCTTACTAATATTGATAGCACTACTAGTACTCCTGTGCTCTACGGTGCTTTTCCGGGGTCGTCTCTATCAGCCGTTAAAGACACCTCCGGTGCCAACCCGACGGGTAACACGATTGCGGTCTCTGGGGGATGTGTAATCCTTCACCCGTACCTATTTGTGTATGGTGATCACGGTCTGATTCAGAATTCCTCTGCGGGAAATTTCCAAGACTGGAATTCTGCTGACTCCAATAGCAACAACGTAGCAACAGGTAAGATCGTAAAGGGTTTACCTGTACGCGGTGGTACAACCTCTCCTGCGGGGCTATTCTGGGCTCTAGACGCGCTAGTCCGCGTAACTTTCACAGGTTCTGCTCCCTATTATTGGCGGTATGACTTAATTTCGTCACAAACCTCTATTATGTCTAGCTCATGTGTGATTGAGTATGACGGCATATATTTCTGGTGCGGCGTAGACAGATTCTTGATGTATAACGGTGTTGTGCAGGAGATGCCAAACACAGTTAATCAAAACTACTTCTTTGATAACTTAAACTATAATCAGCGTCAGAAAGTATGGGTTACAAAAGTCCCGCGCTACGGTGAGATCTGGTGGTTTTACCCGCGTGGGGATTCTACTGAATGTAATGATGCAATCATATATAATATCCGTGAACAAACTTGGTATGATGCAGGACAGGCATTAGGTGCGCGCAGATCTGCCGGTACATTCTCTGAGGTATTCCGTAAGCCTATATGGGCTGGAAATGAAGTGAATACGAGCGGGAAATATACGAACTGGCAGCACGAAAGCGGCACAGACATGGTTTATTTGACCAATGTAGATGCGGTGCAGAGTTACTTTGAGACCAACAACATTGGTTTAGTGACGGGTGGGCCAGGCGCTAGTGACGTAGTAGGCGCGAATAGATGGCTAAGATTGATTCGGGTTGAGCCCGATTTTGTTCAAAATCAATCTATGAACTTATATGTGACGGGCAAGGGATACGCTGATGATGTGGATGTCACCACGGGTCCGTATATCTATCAGCCGGGCACCCTCAAGATTGATCTGAGAGAACAGAGACGTGAGATGCGCTTACGGTTTGAATCCAACGTATCAGGCGGCGATTACCAGTTAGGTAAGGTCCTGATGTTGGTTGAAGCCGGTGATGAGCGCGGAACAGCGAGCCCATGAGTGTTACTTACGACCCTAGAGGTCTTACTTGGGATAATTACTGCCGCTATATGGCTGAACAGTTTGCCGCCAACGACTTGGGGACGATGCCAGAAGAGCGATGGAAAGAATGGGCGGCGGGGGTATTTGGAATAGGATATTTTGCTCAAAGTGGTGTGCCTGATCCTAGAGGATTTCAGAACTGGCAAGATTGGGCGATGGCAGTAATAGGAATAATGACGATTGAGGATAAATGATGGATGCTGCTCAAATTATTATGGCTGACGCGCAGGCTCATGGGGTAAACCCAGAGACTGCTTTGCGCGCCGTTAGTGGGATGATTAAGCGCGATCATGCGATCCTTATGCAAGAAGGCAACTCAGTCTTGGTTGTACGCGTATTTAACAAAGATTTGGGCGAGCTTCACTTATTTACTCTTGACGCACCTCTGGCTTTAGTATCCGCCTTAAAAGTCTTTTATCAGCATTTACAGAATTCCCATCTAAAAGCGGTATATGGGAAAGCAGATCAGCCGCAGATTATTGAGTTTATGAAAAGAATTGGCTTCCCTATACAGCCATCTAATCTTCATAAATATAACTGGATGGCGAGGGTTTAATTATGGGCGCAGTCAGCTCGGTATTTGATGCGGCAAGCAATGTAGTAAGCGATGTTGTCTCGCCGATTATTGATGTAGCATCAAATGTGGTGCAAGCGGTAGCCAGCAATCCTATTGCGGCTATTGGTGCTGCTGCGCTAACAGGTGGCGCAAGTCTTGCTGCTGATGCCTTAGGGGCTACTGCTGCAGATGTTTTAGGCACTGGTGCTGCTGATGCTTTAGGCGCAGGTGCTGCTGATGCTGCGGCGGCTGATGTTGCGGCTACAGGACTATCATCTTTGCCCAGCAGTGTTGCAAGTGCTGCTGACGCGTTTGGAGCCGCTGCACCTGCTGTAGATGCAGGAACCTCTGCCATTCAGGCTGGATTGTCCGCAAGTCCTGTTGCTTCTTCTATGGGATCGCTAGCAAATATTCCCGGTAACATTGGTGGAGGCTTACCAACAGGCGGTGGACTAGATACATCTGCAGCCGCAACAGGAGTAAGTTCTGCGCCTACTGCAGTCAATCCTAATGTAATTGGCACGACCTCTAACTTTGCCAGCGGATTACAGACTAACGCAGTAGTTGATCCTACTACTGGTACTGTTACTAATGTGCCAACTGGTCAGTCACTTACAGGTACGCCTGCGCCTTCTACGGGATTACCCTCTAGCGTTCAAAATACATTACCGACAGGTTCCTTGCCAACATCCAATACAACCAATAATTTTACAGATATTTTAGGATCGCTGGCACAGACTGGCTTATCTGGAGACAAGACAGGGCGCACTTTATTACAGCCTTCTATGTTTTCAACTTCTAATCCTCAAGGATTGACTAATTTGCTTGGGGCGTTAAGGCAATTAAATCTTTCTCCTGATTCTACTAAATTGCCTCTTTCTGAATATGATCCAAAGTTAATTAAAGCAGTGCGACAAAATATGTTTGCGCGTGGAGGTCAGCCTCATCACGTCCAACACCCAGAAGCAGAGCCGGGTGAGCCTATTTTCCGCACAGGTGGTCCTAGCCATTATGTGCAAGGTAAAGGTGATGGACAGTCAGATGATATTCCTGCGATGCTTGCTGATGGCGAATACGTGATCGACGCAGATACGGTAAGCCAGTTAGGCGATGGGTCTAACAAAGCCGGTGCAGAGAAATTAGACAAATTTAGAGAGGCAATCCGCAGACATAAGCGTTCTGCGCCTGACAGTAAAATCCCACCCAAAGCTAAGAAGCTTACTAGCTATTTGAAGGAGGCCGAACGTGGCTGACTTATTCCAAGGTAGTGCGCTACCAAACGTAACTACAACACAGACGCAGGCCACAACTGCGCCTGATTATTACACTAATTATCTAAGCAATCTTGCATCACAGGGGCAACAGGCGGGAGCAGGTGCTCAGTTTGTTGGTGCTACTGGATTACAGAATCAGGCTTTTCAGAATGTAGCGCAAAACGTAGGTAACTATCAGCCTGCACTGACACAGGCAGAGAACTTAACGACCCAAGCCGCACAAGGCCCGAACATCAATCAATTTATGAATCCTTACACACAGGATGTCGTAAACCAGATTGGTACATTAGGTCAGCGTAACATTCAAGAGAATCTTGCGCCCCAAGCTACAGCAGGAGCAGTAGGTACGGGACAGTTTGGCTCCCAAAGGGGCGCACAGGTCTTAGGGAACACTTTAAGAGATGCTGCCACCAACATCACATCTTTGCAGGATCAAGCCTTACAGCAAGGCTATACACAGGCTTTACAGGCGGCACAGAATCAACAGCAGTTAGGATTGGGTGCTGGTGCTCAGATGGGTAATTTAGCCGGTCAACAGCAGGCTTTGGGATTACAAGATGTAAATGCGCTTTCTACGCTTGGCGCGCAACAACAACAGATCGCACAGAATCAGCAACTATTCCCCTTACAGGCATTGACTGCTGAGTCGGGTATCCTAAAAGGTCTAACAGTACCCACGAGCGTGTCTTCGCAATATACGGGCCCTATGCCTGGTGCTTATGCGGCTTCGCCTTTGCAACAGATTTCTGGATTAGGCTCAGTATTGGGTGGGTTATATCAAACGCCTTTGGGATCTACTCAAAACTTATTGCAACAGATTACTGGACAACAGAATACAAGTATTCCTAGTTTGATTGGATCTGGTTTGGGTGCTATTAGTAGTTTATTCGGCTAAACATCAATCGTACAAGGATAAATCATGGCAGGTAATGATCAAGATATTAGCCAAATGACATCTGTTCCTGCGGCTGCGGGAGATGGAGACGTACCTCCTATTCCTAATCCTTTGCGAGAAGGGATGAGTGATGAGGCGCCTCGTGTACGCGACCCACAGATTATCAACCAAGCATTAGCTCAACCTATGGGTGGTGGTTTAAATACCGATCAAGGTATTGGTACACCTCCTATGGGCGGTTTGGCTGCAATTGCCCCACAACCAGATGTTCCGCCTACTGCCCAGACTGCATTTCAAACCAAGCCCAATCAGAATCAAGATTATCTTGATCAAATTACAGCGATACAGAAAGAAATCAAAAACCAGACAAATTCATCACAGGTTCCTTGGTTTCAACTTGCTGCTGCTTTCCTAAACCCCGGAAAAACAGGATCATTCGGTGAGGCTTTGGGTAGTGCTGCTGGCGCTATGGGCAAGTATCAAGAAGAACAACAAGCTCGTAAGCTACCTCTAATGCAGGCAGGATTAAAAGCAGAAGAGATTAGACAAGGTATTGTTAATAATCAAAAAGTACAAGATTTAGCCGCACAAGCAATTACTACAGATAAAATTGGAATGCCTATTGCTGATCCTGCTGTTCTTCAGCAAATTGCTGCTATTGATCCTACTAGAGCCGCTGCACTTCAATCTATTGTGCAGGTTCAAAGAACAGCAATGGCTCCCAAAGAGATTAAACTTGGAGAGGGTGAGCGTTTATATACGCAAAGCCCGATTAGTATTGATCCACAAACAGGGCAAGTAAATTATGAAATGAAAGAAGCTGCTGCTGGTGCATCTAAATTACCAGAAGCAGTAAAAAGCGCTATGGTTGCTAATGGTATTGATCCTAGCACTCCATTTGCAAATTTAACTCAAGAACAAAAGCAACTTGTTGCTAACCATGTGGGTACGGAAACAATGCCCACAGCAATTAAAGAAGCATTGCCTATGATGGGGCTTCCGATTGCAACTGATTTGAGTAAATTAAGTCTCGCTCAAAAACAACAACTTCAGAATTTAGTATTAACTAAAGTTGCTGCTGGTGCTACCAAAGTTGCTCTCAATACCGCACAGACAGAACAGGCTGAGTTGGTAAAAGGATTGATTCCTGTTCTAAATAAGCAAGTTGAAGTAGGACAATCAATCCCAACACAGATTGCCACTATCCAAAGAGCAAGAAAGATTTTTGAAGATCCTAAAGTAATTGCAGGATTTGGCTCAGGATCGGTAACAAACATTGAAAATGCTCTTGCTACATTTGGTTTGAAAGATCCGGCAGTACGAGATCAAACCATGAAAGGTTTGCAGGCGATGGCTCAGATTACACGAGATAACTTGCCTCTTATGAAAGATGCTGTTGGTAGCCGTATGACAAACATGGATGTACAGCTTGAGAAAGCGGCTGTTGGTGATTTGTCTATGGGATTACCTGCAGTTAAAGAAACATTGAAATTGATGGAAGATACGGCAAGAGAGCGGTTAAAGCTTTCAAACAGTCGTGTTGAACAATTATCACAAATTTCACCCAACACAAAACATTTGAGCGATATATTTAAGACTGATATTCCTGCTGAATATATTCCTGAGCGCGGCGGTATACCTACAACAACAAAAGAAAACTTCAATACTGAATACAGTAAAATTCCTTCTGGATCACAATATTACGATCCAACAGGAACTTTAAGGACTAAAAAATAATGGCTAATCCTTGGGAAAGTGATGTTGCTGTTCAATCTCCCCATGAGGCTACTGATTGGGAAAAAGATCCAATAGCAGGGCATAAACTACCGGAGACTAAATCTACTGGCAGTGAGATTATGCGCGGTCTTTCTATGGGTGCAGGTAATATATTAGAAGGCGCAGCAGGGTTGCCTCTATTTGCCCTTGATTTGCCTTCTCATGTTGCAAGAACAGCCCAAGCTATTGCGGGAATTCCGCCTGAACAGAGACTTCCCTTGCCAAGTCAAGAAGTGGGAAAATTCTTTCAGAGTAACTTTGCTCAACCAGAAACTCCTGTAGAGAAGTATGGATCTGCCGTCACTAAAGGTTTGTCGGGTTTAGCGGCCGGACTTGGTGTTGGTTCTATACTTCCCGCTGAATCTGCGGTGGCTCAGTTTCTGACTGCACAGCCCGGTAGACAGGCATTAAGCGCTACAGGTGCTTCCCTAGCCTCACAGGCTGCGGCAGAGCATGGGGCTACGCCTATAGGTCAGTTTATGGCTGGATTAGGCGGTGGAGCGTTGGCTGGCGGATCTCCACGAGTTCCTAAAGCACAGAGCGTTGCAGAACAGACAGCATCTGATGTCATTAACGCTGGATTTTCATTGCCCCCCGGACAAACCAATCCGACCATTATTAACAAAGCAATTTCAATGATTTCGGACAATCCTGCTTTGTTAGAAAAGCTGGGCGGTCAAAATGAAATGGTTGTACAAAGATTGGTAAAACAAAGCTTGGGATTGCCTGAAGATGCACATTTAACCCCAGATACTTTAAGTCAAATACGTGCTGATGCTGGTAAAGCGTATGAAGACTTAAAGAATGCTTCTACGAATATCACGCCGTCTGGGCAGGCAAAATTACCAATTAAAAACATACCTGATCAGGATTTTAAGGATTCAATTCGTGGCTTGACTGATGATTATAAGAACGCCATGAGAGAGTTTCCTGAGCTTTTCACAAACATGAAAGGCGCTGTTAAGTTACAGCAAACTCTGCTTCAGAAATCAAATATGAGTACAGATGCGGTTGTTGAGCTAGTAAAGAAATTACGCTCAGACGCTACTGATTATTTGAAGAAGTATGACGATCCTGGTGCCCGTGGTTTAGGGATGGCTAACAAAGCTGCTGCAAATGCGCTTGATGATTTACTTGATCGCACTATGACCAAGAATCAACAGCCAGATTTGGTTTCAAACTACAGACAAGCGCGTCAGCGTATAGCGCAATCCTACAACATTGAAGATGCGTTAAATCCAGACTTAGGAATGGTTGATGCTAAAAAGTTTGCCGATATTTCAAAGGGCATTCCTTTAACCGGACCATTAAAAGCTGTCTCTCAAATGGGAACGGCTTTCCCCAAATTAACATCTGGTGAAGCTGCAGCACAAAGCGCTAATAAAGGTTTAGAAAAGTATCTTCCTCTGCTTGGTGCTGGTTTAGGGGCAGGCGGAGCGCATTATTTCGGAGGTGATACTGTATTACCTGCAATTATGGGTGGTACTGCAGCAACCGCAGTTCCAGCCATGGCAAGATCTATTGCAGCATCCCGACCATTTCAAACAGGTTCAGTCTCTCCGCTTACTAGACCTGTAGTTCGCGGAGGACTGCCTGTCAGCGCTGGTTCTATGTCTGGAACCGTTGCGGGCGGATTACCCACTCAATAATACGTAACCTAACCTTCTCCGGGTTATGTATCTTCACCCCCTATAAACGGGGGTTCTTTTTTCTACTTCGTGGATATTGGGCTTATATCCTTCCTGCTGACTAGGGGGAACCCAGCCAAACTTCGCAAACGTCTTGCGGATGTCTGTTTTAGTGGAAGGGATATACTCTCCGCCTGCTAGTAGGGGGATACGTGTATTTAGAATTTCGCTCATCTGTCTCTCCTGTCGTTTTTTCGTTCGCTAAGATATTCGTCTATTGCCAGGACAATCACGCCAACCATAACCAGTATATAAAAGTGGCAAATGTTCATTTCTTTCTATACTTGGATGATAGTTTGGCGATCTGGTCTATACAATCATATTGGTACTTCTGTAACTCTTCTTGGTCCGCTCTGGTTTCTGCTAACTGCTTTTGTAGCACTTGAATATGTTCATTCTGGTAGTGCAGCAAAACCATTATAAACAGGATTAGAGGCCCTCTCCAAAGCCAGTTAAGCATTGATCATCACCTCTCTGAGTGCGTTGATAGGAAACGGTTCTAGATCGCCGGAATCGTACCAAGAGATGCAATCCATAATCGCCTGACGCATAGCGTTGCGTTGAAACTTGAGATACGACTCAAGCTTGTTGGCAAACTCTATGAGGTCAACTTCCGTGGGGTAGAGCCCGTCAGGATTCTTATTATGGCAGTACATATAAATCATTTTGACTTCTTCTTCTGTCATCATTCGTATCCGGTTTTAAGCTGCCAGTAGCGCAGCAGGTGTAAAAACATAGCCCAGCCTCGGTTGAGGTCATCGGCATCCCATTCAATAATCTTACACAAGCCAGGTATCGTGCGGCTTACAAAGATGTTGGCACAGCGGGCTTCTGGCATACCCAAGCCCACTCGATAGGCGGCCAGTTGCAGCAGATGTTCATCATAAGCCGCTACCTTTGAGGGATCGGTAAAGTCTTTGGTTTTGATATCCACAACGATACCATCACAGTGCATATCTACCTTGCCCCCAAAGCCTAGCTCGTGCCCAAAGGCGCGCTCAGACACCCAATACTTGACGCCAAAATAGTCGTCTAGGGCGTTTTTGCATCCTTGGGCATGCTCTAGGTACTGCGGGACATCTCTGCCTTCGTAGAAGTTCTCTATGGCCGTATGGATGCTAGTACCCAGATTGGCGGCCGCTAGACCCTGCTCCTTCGCATCTGACTTGATTCTGGCCAGATACTCTTCCTCGATCTCATTGTCGCGTCTAGGAAGCGTCAGAGAGGCTAGGATGGCCTGATCTATAAGCCAGTTAGTCAGACCTGGCTTGTCTACGATTTTAAGGATAGTGGTGACAGAAGGAACGAGGTTTAGATTCCTCGCATCCTTCAGGGTCGTGTTGCGCCACTTGCCATTCTTGCCCAAGACTTGATAGGCCGCCTCACCCTCGCGGGTGTACCAGTGGCCAGATCCTTCGTCCTTTTTGGGATCAGAAACTATCATTTAATTATCCTCAAAAGGGCACGTCATCAATATCATCAACAGGCGCAGCATAACTATCACGCTGACCTAAAGCCTGATACTCGGGGCTGGCTTGGATGGTTTCTTTGAGCTTGGGGGATAGCTGATCAAACAGCTTTTGATTGAAGTCATCTAGGCTAAAGATCCAGCTTTCGTTCTGCATATCGGGCAGAGTCTTACGCATCGCTGCAGGAACAGGTGTAATTGCGCTGATGTTTGTGTATGACTTGCCGTCAGATCCGCTATCCTCGGTGACGTTCAGCATACACCACGCGCCTAGCAGGTTTTGTAGCTCAAATCCGCGCAGTTCTTCTGCGGTAAACTGTTTACCACGCCAAGACTGTAGATCCTTGCGTAGAGAGGCTTTCTCGCCCAGTGAGAGTGTATACCGCTTGGATATACTCATAGGCTCACCCTGCGCTGTCATCAGGGGCATACCTGAATCATCATCGCCGTGAATCTCAAACTGGATTAGAATCTTATGTAAGAAATTATCCTTACCTTGGAAGGATGTCTTTTGTGTGCCCAGATCAACGATCCGGTAGCAACAGGCTAGATGTACGCCTGAGGGAATTGGAGTAAAACTGTTACCACTGCTTTCTTTCGCAATCAAAGCCATAATATTTTCCTTTAGTTAAACCACATTCGCTTCTGATTAAATCAAAGTCTTCAGATGTCGCTTCACACGCTTCGGCTCGCTCTATCGCTTCCTCTAACGCTTGCTGACGCTCCAGACTCAGTTGATGCAACATCTCTGCTATGTCGCCCATCATGTCCTCCTTTAACAAAAGACAACATAATCGTACAGGATTAAAATTCTTGTTGCAAGTAGTTTAAGTCTGTTATACTTTGATCAGGAGGTCAATCTATGACACTTTATGATTATTTTCTTGAACAACCACTAGGAGCTAGAGCAGAAATGGCTAGGCATCTAGGTATATCCACCACTTGGATGTCGCGTCTTAGCCACGGGAAATCTAAACCATCGTCGTATTTAGCAATTCAAATAGAGAAATTAACCAAAGGTGCGGTTAAGCGAAACGATCTATTGCCTGAAATCTTTAATAAGTAGGAGCGAAAATATGTATTCACGTCATGCGTTATCAGCGGCCTTTCCAACTATGTCGGAGTCACAGTTTGCGGATTTGATAGAAGATGTTCGTCAGAATGGTCTCAATGAGCCTATTGTACTGTTTGAACAGCAAATCTTAGATGGTTGGAATAGATACCAAGCCTGCCAAGAAGCAGGTGTAAAGCCTTACTTTACTGAATATCAAGGTGCTGATCCCGTACAGTATGTGAAGTCTAAGAATCTGTTCCGCAGACATTTATCTGAATCTCAGCGCGCTATGGCGATTGTGGCCTGTAACGAATGGGGTAAAAGTATGCCCACGGGCAGAGTGCCCACGAATGCCCAAATGGCAGAAGAAGCTCAGGTGGGTGTCAGAACTATAGCTCGCGCTAAGATTGCCCACGAGGCAGGACAGACCGAAGAAGTCATGACTGGCAAGAAGTCTTTGCGTGAAGTTGAGCGTGAAGTCAAAGGGATACGCGAGACAGTTCCAGTATCTACTGATGCACTAGAAGCATATAAGAAACAGATAGAAGATCTCAAAAATGAGATAACTGCCCTGCGTGACCGTAACGAAGAATTACAAGCGATGGCAGAGGATTTAGTCTCTGAGAATGAGATGATGCAAAAGATCCTTGAAGAAGATGAGCGATTCCCTGCAGCATTAGCGGAAATTAAGAACCTTAAAGACCGCATCCGAATTTATAGAGAACAGATGGTAGGTTTACAAAATCAAGCGAACGAAGCGATTAGATTAGCGAAAAAGGCGACCAAACAAAATGCTAGATCAAGTGAGTGACATAGTTGATGAGCCTAACTTACAGGCACAATTTCCAGAGCCGCGTGAGTTCCAAAACAAGGCACATCAGCTATTACGGGACGGGTTGAAGGCTGGCCATAAAAATCAGTTGATTATGGCTCCTACAGGTGCGGGTAAGACGTACCTAGGACTGAGAATAGTTCATGAGGCCTTACAGCGCGGGAAGAGAGCGGTGTTTGTGTGTGATAGGACAACCCTTATCAACCAAACATCGGAAACGGCAGACCGTTATGGTTTGACTAACCACGGAATCATCCAAGCTAATCACTGGCGGGTGAATCCGTGGGCGCCGTTTCAGATTGCATCTGCCCAGACGTTGGCGCGCAGGAAATGGCCGCAGGCAGATGTGATTGTGGTTGATGAAGCCCACACTCGATTAAAGGTGTGGACCGACCACATTATGAAGACTGACGCTGCGGTGATTGGGCTGTCAGCTACGCCATTCTCAGACGGATTAGGTAAGTTGTTTACCAATCTGATTAACGCCACCACGATGTATGACCTGACACGCGATGGGATTCTAGTGCCCATGCGCGTCTTCTCTGGTACTAAGCCAGATATGTACGGCGCTAAGACCGTGGCGGGCGAGTGGGCAGACTCTGAGGCCGAATCACGCGGCATGGAGATTATCGGCGATGTTGTAGATGAATGGGTGGATCGCGCCGAGAACCGCAAGACCATTATCTTTGGTGCGACTATCAAGCATTGTGAAGAGCTTGCAGCTAGGTTTAATGCTATCGGCGTCATGGCTGCAGTATTTACCTCTCACACGACCACAGAAGAGCGTGCAGCGCTTCTGAAGGAGTACCGTAGACCTGACTCTATGATCCGCATCCTGATCAGCGTAGAAGCCCTTGCAAAGGGTTTTGACGTGCCTGACGTGGAATGTGTGGCTGACTGTCGTCCGCTGCGTAAAAGCCTGTCTACGGCGATCCAGATGTGGGGTAGGGGGCTGCGGTCACATCCAGGTAAGAAAGATTGTTTATTGTTGGATCACTCAGGCAACATCGTGCGATTCAAGAAAGACTTCGAGGAAATTTACTTTAACGGATTGGGGCAATTAGACAATGGTGAAAAGCTCGATAAAACGATACGTAAAGATGATGATGAGAAGAAAGATAAATCTTGCCCAGTTTGCGGCTATCAGCCGTTCTTTAAGCGCTGTATGTCATGTGGGCACGAACACGTTTCGCAAACACTTATTGAGGCAGAAATTGGCAAGATGCGTGAGTTGCAGATTGGGCAGGCATCCGTTACTCACGATAGGGCCATCTGGAATCAAGTTTGTACTTATGTCAGGACTCATGGGAAGCCGGAAACGGCGCGGCAAAGGGCTTTCTATCTCTACCAAGATCTGACCAAGAGCAAGCCACCTGCAGAGTTTAAGTATGACCCTATGGGAACTAATGTCCCGCTTGAGAAGAAGATTGTGAGTAAAGTCAGACAGAAACAGTTGATCTGGAGAAAGCAAAATGCAGTTCGCTGAGTTTGCTCGTGCCCATGGGCTACTGATCCGCGACTTGAGGATTACTGACAAGATCCAGAGATGTCCTACTGTAGACCATCCCAGATCCACTAACGGCGCGTATTTCTTTGACGGACGCCGTGGCTGGATACAGAGATGGGATGCAGGCGATGATGTTATCTGGTGGGAAGATGACAAGCCGTGGACTGAGGCAGATAAAGCGGAATGGGACGCCAAGAAGCTATTAGCTGCTAAGAAACAACAGGATACCTATCAGAAAGCCGCAGAGCGTGCCCAGACTTTGATTAAAAGTGTGCCCGTGGGCACGAGTCCCTATCTGTCATACAAGGGCGTTAAGGACACAGAAGCCCATGTGGATGGCGATGTGACTATTGTGCCTATGCGGGATTACTGGAATAACAACCTCACAAGCGTGCAGTTTATTACTTGGAATGCTGCTACACGGAAATACGACAAGAAGTTCTTGCCCGGTGGGAAGACATCTGGGGCGGTATTCAAGATTGGACGCGGGAATGAAAGTTGGTTCTGTGAAGGATTTGCTACAGGGAAGTCTATAGCAGAGGCGTTAAACTGGATGAACATCAAAGCGCAGGTTGTTTGTACATTCTCCGCACATAATCTTGTGAAGGTGGCCAAAGGCTTTAAGGGGCGTGGATTTGTGTTTGCGGACCATGACTCTTCTGGCGTAGGCGCTAAGGCTGCCCAAGAGACAGGATTGCCTTGGATGATGTGTCCCAAAGAAGGCCAGGATGCTAATGACTATCATCAAGACGAGGGCTTATTGAGGTTATGCAAGCTAATACAGACATTCCAGATGTCACTCCCACTTGTAGAAACTGTCGATTCAAAACCGGCGATAGATGGTTTGAGGCCTGTCTTAAGCGAGAACGATTCGCACCTCTACCCAGCAGACGGATTTGTCCGAAGTGGAAATACAAAGACCATTGGTACTCATACTCGGAGCTTATAAATGACCCCGACTGAACGCAGTCTTAAATACTTACGAGAACAGGGTTATTTATGCGCCATCGTAGAGAAATGGAATCCCCACGCTAGGATCAGGCAGGACTTGTGGGGGTGGTGTGACATCTTAGCCATCAAGAAGAATGAGGTGCTAGCGGTGCAGGTTACTTCTACTGGTGTGGCTGCAAGGATTAAGAAAATACAAGAAAGCGAAACGGTGGGAAGAGTGCGGGAAGCCGGAATCAGAATTGAGGTTCACGGTCACCGTAAAAATTCTAAAGGTGAATATGTAATGAGAATAGAGGATATATCTTGATGCGCTGGAAGACTTTTGAAAAATACCCGAACTATGAAGTTTCAAGCAGCGGATTGGTTAAAAGAAAGCCGCACATGTCTGAGCACAAGAAACTAGGACAGCGATTCTTATGTGAGCGGATGATGAGTCCTAGCCTAAACGAACACGGATACCAGCGTGTAAGGGTTGGCGGTAGGCAAGTGTTTGTACACAGATTGGTTCTTGAGGCTTTTGTTGGGGAGTGCCCAGCGGGCATGGTGGGCATACATAAGAATGGGGTACGCACTGACAATAGATTGGCCAATCTCAAGTGGGGTTATGCAAAAGATAACATCCATGACAAGCGATTTTCCAAAGTAGCCAAGAAGGTTGTCGTTAAGAAGAAGCTTGGTCCGTGGGATTATATTTCTGGAAAGAAGGTGGCGTGATGACAGATCCTAATAAAGCGGTTGACTACATTATCAAGATGGCTCCTCAGTTTGCTAAAGCTAAGGCAGAGCGCGTGTACCTTGAAGAGTACCGGAAGAGCCTTAAGGCATTGTTAATGAGTCAGAGCGGGTCTCAGAGCCTTGGCGCCCAAGAGCGAGACGCCTATGCCCATGAGGACTATACGGCTCTCTTAGATGGCTTAAGGGTCGCTGTAGAGGCAGAAGAGAAGATCAGATGGGAGTTAGTAGCTGCACAGGCGCGCATTGAAATCTGGCGCTCAGAACAGGCTAACAACCGTATGATTGAGCGCGTAACGGTATGAACTCTAAACTTACCAAAGACGAAAGGGACTGGCTCCAGCGGGTTAAGGAGCTTCCCTGCTCTGTTTGTGATGCGCTTGGACCTAGTGACGCCCATCATATTGAGCAGGGATTGCATTATATATGTGTGGCTCTCTGCAAAGATTGCCACCAGAATCCTGTCCTCGGATTACACGGGCAGAAGCGTATGTGGTTGATTAGAAAGATGAATGAGATGGATGCGCTCAACGTCACAATAAAAAGATTAGATGAGATGCAAAAAAAGTGGACTTAGGGTGTTGACAAGGTGACTGAGTGCGCATATTATTCACTCACGGTCACTTGAGACCGCATGCGAAAGGAGCGAAAAATGAACGCACTCACCACCCAAGAAAACTTAGCTTTATCCCTCAACCGTGTTGACTATCTCGGTCAACTGCTTGCTCAGATCGACACCTTGAAAGAGCAAGCTGACTCTATCAAAGACCAGCTTAAAGACGAGGCCACAGTGCCTGGTGCTGACAAGACATTTGTCGGTGATCTCTTCAAAGCTACCGTATCAGAATCCAACCGCACGACTGTAGACAACAAAGCATTCCAAGCTGCATTGATTGCATCTGGTGTAGATGCTGGCGTGATTGCCAAGTGTGTAGCCGCAGCCAGCAAGACTGCTGCAGTGTTTGCTGTAAAAGTAACCAGCCGCTAATTAACAGGGGGCTACGGCCCCCGTGGAGATCAGAATGGAAAACATTTCAGAACAGTTATTAAAAGTATATGGCGGGGATAAACGTGATGCTGAATTCCGTTTAGGGATGTTGAGTTATATGTTTGATACGTTTGCTGCGGACTTTCCTGAGCTTCGTATGCGTATTCAGGTTTTGATTGAGGTTGCCAAAGAACGGGAGGCTTCAAATGCGTGATCCAGAAGACGGTTGGTTGGGCAATGCTTTATGGTTTTTGATTGGTATTGGGACTGCAATTATCTTTTTTGTTCAGTGAGGCGATTATGAAAAAAGCTTGGCGGTGGGTGAATGCGGCAGATCAGGACGGATTGTTTTTAGTAGATGCACAGGATTACATCATATTGAGCTGTGATTTCAATTACTCGCTAGAGGATTTGGATCTGATAAAAGCAGCACCAGTTATGAAAGAAACTTTACTGGATATGGTAAAGGTGCTGCGGTTTTATATACGGCATGAGCGCCCACTTAGCGTAGATGTTCAGAATGATTTATTACAGAGCGCTTGTTCAGCGTTGGCACAATCGGAGGGATGGGAATGAAAGCATATTGGTGGAAGGCCGGAGATTGGGTTGGAATTGCAGTAGGGCGTGATTGGGAAGAATTGTTTATGGCAGTAGATCATCAAACAAGCCCTGCAGATTGTTTATACATTCCAGCTACTTGTTTTTGTGCAAGCTGGTCATATGATTGCGAGGACGAAGAAGAATTTGATCCAGAATTTGAGGTTCACACGGACTTTGCTCCAGATCTTGATGACCATCGCTGGAAGTCTATTGATTGGGATAAAAAACTTAATCCTGATTCAGCTTCTTCCAGAATCAAAAAACTAATTGATGTGGGGTTGATGTCATAACTTATTTATATTTAATTGGGCCTATCATTGGCGGCATATTGGGTGTGGCTGTTGCTGCAATTCAAATTTATTTTTAGAATAAAAAGGTTATTAAATGATTCTTTTATATAACGTGCCAACTGAATGGCGGTGACTTGATCATGACATTTGATGAATGGTTTTTTAAGACTTTTGAATCCAAAACTTGGGTGTTCAGCAAGGAGAGCATCAAACAGGCTTACGAAGACGGGGTTGCTGAAGGATTAAAACAACGCGCAGATCGGGAGCCAGCCCTAGATAACTTGTCAAAGCTATCAGGTGAGCTTGGCGATTACTGATTGGAAAGGAGAAAAACGTATGAGCGCAGCAGATAAGCAAGTGGGTGGCAACCACTATAAAGAACTTACCATCCAGCCAGTTGAGTTTATACAGAAAAACGGGTTGGGTTTCTGTGAGGGTAATGCGATAAAGTATTTGTGCCGCTGGAAGGCCAAGAACGGCATCCAGGACCTTCAGAAAGCCATTCACTATATAGAGCTACTGATTGAGATGGAGACGAGACGGGACTTCAAGAAGGAATCTCAAGAATATGTCAGGAATCTATATGAAAATCAGCCAACACAATTTGTCCCTACAGGAACTGATGCAAGTCGATTTGAACTGGAATCTAGTGTCCAGCTCGGATGGTAAGTTCCTACAGATCATTAACGGTGACGGGCTATTGGTTGCGGCAGTAGCACCTGAGCTAAAAAATGTTGCTCGTATGTTGGTGACTACGCCCAAAATCATTGACTCACTATCACGATGCGTCATTATTCTGAGCAATCCTGAGCTGTATCCAGCGCAGGGCGAAATGGCAATTAACTACGCAGCATCAGTATTAAAAAGCTGTGTGGGTGAGTTGCAATAGTTGACAAGTGGACTGAGGGCGTATACACTGAGTCCCATGCTGTGCTTAACCGAGGAGAGACGAGATGAACGAACTAACTGAAATTTTCCGTAAAGCCAAGAAACATGATCTTGTTTACTGTGACTATATAGCGCACCTTATCGCGGCTATGTTACCCGCAGCGGATCAGGTATCAGATGGGTTAATCAATATGGTTGGCAAGCCCAAGATGGATTTAGACAAGGACGGGGTGTACTTATCAGCCGACAAGAAGATTGGTGTAGTTGATAAATACGGTTCTGTTTATGAAATCACTGTGAGGTCATTATGATAGACATTCACTATCATGACGCTTGTCCTGATGAGTTGTTTGATGAGGACGGCGAGGAAATAGATCTTGAATTACTAGCAGCAGAAAACGAGCGTAATCGTGACAGTTACATAGAGGATTGCCGAGACTTTGCGGCATGGAGTTCATCACAACGAGGTTATTGATGGCAGCAGTTAAAAATGCACCCACAGCGCAGCAAGTAAGAGATCTGCGATTACAGGGATCATTGACGCAGGAAGAGGCAGCACAAGTAGTTTACTTAACGCGGTCAGGATGGCAGAAAGTAGAAGCAGGTCAACGCAAACTCCATCCTGGCTTATGGGAATTGTGGCAAATCAAAACCGGATTACGAGAGGATGACGAATGATACCTACCTATATGATTAAACTGGACCGCGAGACATTCACAGTCATTGCTGGTCTAGGGTTTGAGAAAGAGATCAACAGCGACGAGCTATCTTTAGATCGTCAAATGAGCCGATCAGAGTTATTGGCTACCACGTTGCATGATAGACTAGACGAGTGGTTGGACCAGTTCTTTGAAGAAGTTGAAATTTAATTAAGGAGATCATTATGTTAGACATTCTTTTATACGTTGCTGCTGGTTGTTTCATTGGTTGGAATTTTCCTCAGCCTGCTTATGCAAAATATATTCAGGCTCAAGTTCAGGCTTGGTTCACTAAGAAGGCTTGACCTGTACGGACTTGTATGGTCTAATGCGGTTGTCTGACCTTGGCCGGTTGGGCATCGAGATAAGAGGATAAGTAGGTTTAAAACCCCGTAATAGTTAGGTGGGGTGTCAAGACTGTAAGGCGTTTTACTGCACACGTTGCGGCGAAATTCCTACTTATCCATTCTCGGCGCCCACAGGTCTGCTATCTAGCCCATAGCCACCCCACCTAAATATTGCGGGGTTTTTGTTTGGTCAGACTGGATTTGTGTATTTATCGGGAACCTGTACGTTTTGACACAGATTGAGAGCCGTAAAAAGTTTCGATGCGGCAAGCGCGGGTGGAGAAAGCGCCAAATGTTGATGAAGTATACCGCCATAATGGAACCAGGTCGTGAGATTGGGGTGATCCAGAGCAACGGGCAGCATTTGGGACAAGCTCGGTCAGTGCGCTAAGATGGGGTCTCACAATGGACCTAAATGTCTGACAGTTACGGCGGAACATTGAGAGATGACCGTAACCAAAGAAGCGAAGGATCGACCGACGTTGACTTTGATTTCCAGCCACTCCAGATCTTTTTCTGGGTATGGGGTGGCTTTTGTCCATAGCTTCAGTCACTCCCTCTGTTGACAACTTTCAAACCACGACATGGAATACTTCTACAGTAAGCAAAAAGCATCTTCAGCAGCACATATATGGAATAATGGTGACACTTACTGCAAGATGTTGAGTACCGGTGGAATGAGGAAAGGCAATAAAACAGTCCACCAAGAACTGGATCACAGAAGAGTATGCATAATGTGTACTAACAACTACAGGAAAGAACAAGCGCTAACACGCTGGTTTTTCACAAAACCTACTTAATAACTGTGAAATAATGAGGGAATATGAAAGCTACAGCAAACTTCAAGTTAAGCAAGACAACCAAGCGGATGTTAGCCACGATGTTCAGGGCTAATCCTGTAGAACGGAATGCGTTCAAGAATATAATGATCTCGGTAGAGGTTATTGAGAACCGCGCAAAGGTTGCGGGATAGAAATACAGCCCCCATAGCTCATCTGGTAGAGCAACTGATTTGTAATCAGTAGGTGGCCTGTTCGAGTCGGGCTGGGGGCACCAAATTGGAGGCGGGATGGAAGTATTAAAGCAGATAGCTAAAGAGTTACGCCTCACCAGATTGCTTGCTGGTGCTGAAAATCCGCTAGATGTGCTGTTTGACTACAGCGTAAAGCTAATCAAGCAAGAGCGCTATCCCGAGGCGCTGGAATTACTACAGGAAGCGTTACTCTACGCAGACATTCCTGAGATCCACAGCAATATGGCGTTTGTATCCTCAAGGCTACATAACTATGATCAGGCTATAGATCATTACCGCCAATCCTTAAAGCTGCGCCCTAATCATCCTGGTACGTTACACGACCTATCCCTAGAGTTATTACGGGTAGGTCAGTATGCGGAAGGCTGGAAGTTATTTGAGAACAGAAACATCTTTGACACAGGATTCTCGGACCGGTATGTAAAAGGTCGACTGCCCAGATGGCAGGGTGAGGATCTGGTAGGTAAGAAGATATTTGTATCTAAGGAACAGGGATTCGGAGATGCTATTCAGTTCTGTAGATACATTTATACCTTATTGGATGAAGCCGCCCACGTTTATTGGTTGTGTGAACCTGCGTTGGTAAATTTATTCACTCAGTCGTTTGATCCACAAGATGTCACGTTCGTGGATAGCTTTGAGACTTTGCCTGAGTGTGACTATTGGGTATACCAGATGTCTTTGCCTATGTACTTTGGCAATTCTTCCTCATATCCTTACTTGAAAGCAACGCCCACAGATCAAATCATGCCCGTGGGCACGAAAATAGGTTTGGCATGGAAGGGTAATTCTAGACACGCCAACAATGCTAATCGGTCTATGCGTTTATCGCAGTTTGATAACTTCCCTAATGCGAACTATATAAGCTTACAGAAGCTCAATGACGATCCCGATGAAATATCCCGCAGTAAATTGAATATATGCGACATTGGAAGAAATCTGGGCGACTTTGACGAGACGGCTAGTGTGATAGATCAACTAGACCTAGTTATTGCAGTAGACACGGCTATAGCCCACCTAACAGGATCGCTGGGCAAACCATGCTGGGTTATCCTGCCATACCTTGGATCTGATTGGCGTTGGGGCCCGTATGGTACTAAAACCACAGAGCTTTATGAGAATATGAGGCTATACTGGATGCCCGCACCAAAGACGTTGCCTGTTGATTTAATTGAAGATTTGACTGAGTTTATTGCACAGCGCCAGAAAATGTTATAATAGGGAAACCTTTAACCGGAGCGGTATCATGCACGACCAATTCCTAGATGATCTTGAAACAGAGCTAGATATGTCAGTTGATTCCGCCGCTTCTTGGTTGGAGTCTTTCGTAGAGCGCGCTGACATTGACGAAAACGACTACGAAACCATTCAGACTATCATTTCCAATCTGTATGACTGTTCTGACTTTATTCGCCAAGAATTAGGAATCGGCGGAGAAGAAGAGCCTGAAGACGAAGACGATTACGACTCACATCTGCCACCTTTGTTTGATGACGAAGAAGACGAAGAAGACACCGCAACCTTCGTGGGCACATGGGAATCCATCCGCTTTCTGGAAGACGATGACGGTAACGTAGTCGGGCTGCAAGTGGATTTTGCATGAAACCCGGACTTTACAGAAACATTCACCTAAAACAGGAGCGCATAGCTCATGGATCAGGCGAAAAAATGCGTAAACCCGGAGAAGCTGGCGCACCTACTGCTAAAGCATTCAGAGAATCAGCTAAGACAGCAAAGCACAAAGATGGCGGAGGTGTATCTCTGGCTGTTGGCCGGGGAGAGAAGCTATCTACCGAAAAAGGCGCAGGACTGACCGCCAAGGGTCGCGCTAAGTACAACGCAGCTACTGGTAGCCATCTTAAAGCCCCCCAGCCTGAAGGTGGTAAGCGTAAGGATAGTTTCTGTGCCCGCATGGCAGGTGTAGTACATCACAGCAAAGGCGACGCGCCAAGAGCTAAGGCCGCACTCAAGAGG